TGATCGGGACGGAGCGCTCGCGAGAGTGCTTGCGCCTATAGCTCAGCTGGATAGAGCGTCGGTCTACGGAACCGAAGGTCTGGGGTTCGAATCCCTATGGGCGCACCAGCGAGAGAAGGCCTCGATCCTTGAAATGACAGGGATCGGGGCCTTTCTTATGCCCTGTGCGTTGTTGGGACCCTGCTCTGCTCGGGGGTTAGTACAGTCGTTAGTACAGTCATCACGTTTCTGTTCACCTGCTATCACCAGGCATCAGGGCGCAACTTCTGCTGATCACACTCTAGGCCATCTTTTTGGAGTGGTCCCTACGCGACTTGCGATGTGTAGCCCAAGTGGGCTACACTATAAGTGTGCTCAAGGGGAGCACCTGAAAATCAAAGAGAGGAGGTGAGGCAGATCGAAGTGATCGGACTCCTGATAGGAATCACCGGCCTGATCGTCAGCGTTCTGGCATGGAGGTTCCCACGGAAGCCCCACAGATGCCCGCACTGCGGGAAATGAGAACCGGGGCCCTGGATAGCCTTAGAATCCAGGGCCCCGGCCTCGGGGCACCATCATACGATCTGCCGCCACAACATGAACATCATCCGCACACCATTCCCATGGGCCGCGCTCGCCGTCATCGCCGCCGCCCTGGTCTTCGCAGACCGCTGGCCGCACGTGGCCGTCCTGCTGACCGCAGCCACCGCGCTGGTCTGCGGGATGGGCATCCAGCGCGCCCTGCAGCCGGAGGCGCGGAAGTGAGCAGCCCAGACGAGCTGATCGCCCACGCCAAAGACGTGGACTCACGGGTGCGCAGAGAGCAGGACCTCCTGCGCGCCCGTGAGCGCGATCTGAAATCCGAACGCGCCGAGGCCATACAGCAGGCCCTCGACGGCGGCGTCAGCGCCACCAAACTGGCCGAAGCCTTCGGCATCAACCGAGTCACGCTCTACAAGCTCCTGAAAGAGCACCGCAACGGGTAACACCAGGGCGCGTTCCTGCCAAGGTGCGTAACCTGGACAGCAAGCAGAGAGGGGAACACCATGCACAACCGAACACTCAGCACCGCAGCAGCACTCAGCGCCGCACTGCTGGCCCTGACAGCCTGCACCAGCGACGCCGACGAGGCAGAGGCCGATGCCGATGCCGAGACGACTACGACCGACCTCGTCGCACCAGACCTCATCGGAGAAGGATTAGAGGACGCAGAAGACGCCCTTGCGGCCGCTGGCCTAGACTCCACCTCGTTCCCTGAGAACTCGATCGACACATACTCTCAAGACGAGATCGACGATTTCGTCGTATATGAGACCGACCGTGAGGCTGGCACGACCATGCGAGAGGGCCAGACGATGTCCCTCTGCGTCGCGCCGCAGGGGCAGGCTGAGAACGCAAGCAGCTGTTTCGCGGACTCTTCCGAGGCCGAAGCAGTCAACCCGGCTCAGCAGGCTGACACGGAGGAATGCTCTGGTGAAGAGTATTCCGTCCCTGAGGGCTACGAACCCGCCGGTTGGCCACAAGGGTGGGAAGAAGGAGACCCGCTTCCTGACCCCGACTGCCACCCTGACTTCATTGCTCTTGAAGCCTGGGAGCACCACGACGCGCAGTGTATGGACCCGATTGCTCACGGCACGCTGGCTACGGACGAGGAACTCGAGGAAATGGGCGAGGATCCTATGGCCCCGGAGGAACGGCTTGAAGCCGAATGGGAAGCCTCGGAAATTCGGGCATGGTGGTCCCCGCCAGCCGAAGGCGAGGACTGCTACGGGCACGACGGCAGGTGACGTCGGCCCTCAGACGCAGAAAGCGCCCGGCCTCACACCGGAAGAATCGGTGTGAGGCCGGGCGCTTTACTATCTTTCGAACCTGAGTAGAACTCAGATCACGGGTTCTTGGGCCGGATCTCTACGCTTCGACCGTAAACGGTGCTGGTGAAGTAGTAGGTGCCGCGAATCGCTCTCCAAGGGGAGGTGTAGAACGTCACTGAGACCCCCGGCGACGGGAAGGTGGTGTTGTACCTGGTTCGGGCCGCAATCGTAGCGTCCGTAATCTGCACGCCTTGAATCGCAACCGCAGAGGAGGTCTGCGAAGCGCTGAACGACCGAGTGCCGCCGTAGGTGAGAAGCCAGTGGTATCCGGCGGTAGCCGCGGGTGATACGTCAGCTGCGACCTCCTCTGCCTCTCCCTGCTCTTCGTCGGAGGGCTGAGCGCTCTCGAGGTCAATCACACCCATCACCGGTGTTTCCTCGCCGGACTTCTCGTCGTGGTAGAACCCCACGGGCTCTTCAAACTCGATGAGCCCAGTTTCGTCTGGGACTACACCGTGATCTTTGGCAATCCGCGCAATCTCGGATGGAGCCTTGCCGAACGCTTCTTCCGCAATTTCAGCTGATGCGATGTGGTTGGACATACTAGACCTTTCTCTCGGTTCTTCTCGTTCACTCTCCACGACTGTGAAGAGACGTATTTGAGTCCATGGGAAGCTGAATCTTGCTACAGCAGCTCCGCGGTCTCCCCTGACGCATCTTGCTCGCGCGAACCGCGCTTCGCAGCGGCGCCTCCACCAACCTTCACCGCCGACGGACTGCCGCCGGTCAGCCCGGCGATGAGGCACTTGATCAGCGCCAGCACAGCCGCAGCGGCAGCGATAGACAGCGCCGGCATCCAGGAGGCTTCGTGGACGCCGGAGACGCCGGCCTCGATGCCAAGGGCGGGAAGGAGTACCTGCAGGAAAGTCGCGAGGACGCGCTCGGCTGTGTCTTTCCAGAAGGTTCGAGTGCGGATGTCGGGATGTGCCATAAGAGGGCTCCTAATCTCAGTGGTCATTCAGGAAAACTGGCGATTCACTTCGGCCTGGACGGCCTCATAGTCGGATCCGAGGCTGCGGCGTCGTGCGTCCCCGTCGCCGTGCTGGCCGTCGATGACCTCCCGGGCCAGGCGGGCGATCCGGTCGCCAGAACCGCCTCCACCAGCACCCAGGAGACGGTTCACCTCGGACTGAACAGCATCAGGGTCGTGCCCCGCGCTGCGGAGACGGGAGGAGCGAGTCGCGCCATTGCCGAACTCCCCATTGATGACCCTCCGTGCCACCGCCGTCACAGAGCCGCCCGAGGACGAGTCGCTGGCCTGGGTGGCATTGCCCGACAGAATCCGGTTCACCTCGGCCTGAACCGCCTGATACTGGTCCCCGAGATTGCTCTGACGTTCCGCCCCGACGCCGTGCTGGCCGTCGATCACCTCACGGGCCAGCTGGGCCACTGAAGTGGACGAAGACGACCCCGAGCTGGAGGAACCACCAGACGACGAAGAGGACTCCGAGCCGGTGATGGACAGGTTGCCGGCGTTCACGTCGGCGCGGATCGGTCGTCCTGCGCACGATGTGGCCTCCCCAGGGAGTCGGCCGTGGTCCATGACCGCGACCAGGTTCGGGAAGTAGTTCTCCCGCAGCCAACGGCCCAGGCGCCGGAACGCCCGCCGTGCGTCCTTGGAGGGCCGCTCGTTGTTGCCGACGATGAACAGCACGCCCAGGCTGACGAAGTTGTTCTGTGAGGCGTGAGCGGCCGCATGAGTCCAGCCGGCGCCGATGCCGACGCGACCGGCCTGGTCGATCCAGAACGGGTAGCCCAAGTCAGCCCAACCGTGAGTGTTCACATGCAGGTTGCGCCAGTTCCGCAGCCGGTTCTGAGTCTGTTCCGGAGTCGGATCGGCGTAGCTCACATCCCCGGCTGCCGGGTAGTGCGGCACCAGGGTGCGCACCTTCTCCTGGTCCAGCCGGCGGGCACTGAGACGCGGAAAGCCCTTGGGTGTCGAGGTCCACCAGGACCGGGGCAGCAGCTTGAAATCACCCATGGTTCAGTCCTCCTGCTCAGCGTCTTCTTCGAGGCCGTCTTCGACAGGGTCGGCCTCCTCGAGATCGTCCTCGGGAAGCTCGATCTCCTCGTCGTCCCCCTTCGGCGCGTCTTCGTCCATGTCGTCCAGGTCAGGGGCAGCCGACTCGTCTTCGCCCCGTTCGCAGAGCGCATCAGGGTTGAAATCCTCTGGAGTCTGCTGCAGCTCAGAGTCGAGCTCATCTTCTGGCGGTAGCTTGGGCATCGCCGTGTCTCCTCTCAATGGGCATGAGAAAACCCCCGACAGCTACTGCTGCGGGGGTCCATGGGTGGGCTATTCAGTTGTGAGCTATGCGGGATCTTCGCGTTGTTGGCGTTCCAGCTCAGCGAGGCGACGATCGAGCCGATCATCACGGGAACCGAGATCGGCGGCACGCTGCCACTGTCTCGAGTCCGAGCGCCGGAGCTCTTCCACTCCTTCGCCCAGCCGGTCGATCTTGGTTCCTTGAGAGTCGATCTTGGTGGCCAAGGCGTCGATGTCATCGCGCAGATTCGAGTCTGGCGGGTGATCGTTCTGCACCTGGTGCAGAGTCTGCCCGGACTGGGTCTGTAGCTGTTCGATCTGCAGCTTGAGCCATCGCAAACCCTTGTAGATAGTCAGGATCGCGGTTCCCAGGGCTATGAGCACTGCAGTAGACCCAGCAATGACCGCCTCGGTGGACTCGAGCAGTTCGGTGATCCCCAGGGGTGCGAGTGGCAAGGGTGACCAGTGCTCCTACGGGTCGTCGATCTTCGTATGTGCAGGGAGCTCACCGGCGGCGAGGGTCTCCCACAGGCGCACGTCCTCCTGACCCAGCGACCAGAGAGCGATCCCGGCCAGCCCCCAGTCGTATCGGGCGCGGCCGCGCCAGTGCGCGACGGCTGCGGCGTCGTTGCAGTAGCCGATGAACCCGCCCTCACGGTCGAAGACGATGATCCTGCCCCACCAGGCGTCGTGATCTACCGGGACGACCCGCAGCGTCGCCTCGGAGTCGAGGCTGACCGGGATGTCCTGCCAGTGCTCATAGCCCCAGTCGAGGGTGCTGTATTCGTTCCACTGGTCGGGGTCGTGGGTCTCCCACTCATCGACATCATCATCAGGCCGGAACATGTTGAGGCTGGTGTCCCATTCGACATCGTCGCGCATGACACGACCCATCAGCTCAGACTGTCCGTTGATGGTGACCTCGACAGCTTCGCGGGGCTGATACCACCAGCCATGTCCCAGATAGGTATGGTCGATGAACACGCGGGACGATGCCAGGTAGCCAACGCGGCCTCCGGGCGTGGAGTCGCCGGTGTGTTCGATGACGTTGGGGATGCGGCCCTCTTCTGTGGTGGAGAAGTAGACCCGTGCGCTGGACTCGCGTACGCGCAGCCCCAGGACGAACTGCTGGGCGCGGTCCTCCGTTGACGCAGCTCTGGAGGTCACGTGTGTGGTCTCCACGACGCTGCCGTCGCGGATGAGCCGGACGCGGCCGTCGGTGTTGCGGTACTCGGCTTCCCAGCCGTAGGCGTACACCGAGAATGTGCCGTCCTGAGCGAACTGGCCGCGTGCCTGGGCGTAGATGCCCGCGTGGGAGTTCTGGAGGTCGTGGTCGTACTCCAGGGAGCCGGAGCCTCGCCACTGCCGGTAGCCGTCCCACGGCTCTTCGACATCCCAGCCGTCGGTGTCGGCCCAAATGTCGTCGGAGGTGATGTAGTCGTCCACGATTGTGGCAGCGACCGGTTCACGCTTGAGCATCTCCAGGGTGAGAGTGAACCCGTTCGACGGGCCGGCTTCCTCGCCGTTGACGTCGATCGCCGACTGTGGGATCACTGGATATTCCGCGTGGGCGTCTCCGGCGCTGTTATCAGCGATCTCCCACAGGGGACTGCCGCTGGGCAGGCCGAAGCGCACCGCATAGTCCTTGCCGGCGTACTGATCTGTGTCCACGCCGGTGGCATCGTCGTACATGGTCGGCTCCAGCCAGTCGTATGCGCCGAGGAAGCCCCACAGTGACCGGGACTCCCGATCACGGTAGGTCACCCAGGCGACCTCCGGTTGCCGGTCGTCGCCCCACCATGAGACGAGCCCGTTGAACTGCTGCCAGAAGCTGTAGTAGGTGCCGCTGATGCCGCGCCACTCGTTGCCGAGGTTCGGCGGATAGTCATGAAGCCGCCAGTAATAGACGTACAGCGGCAACCCCATGTAGATCTTCTCGGGCTCCACCTGGGAGGTCACCCATTCATAGACGTCCTCCATCCAGAACCCCGGTGAGATAGGCCCCGGTGCGCTGCCTGCCCACGCGAAGTCATAGGACATGATCTCGACGACATCGAGAATCTCGCCCAGTTGGGCATACCTGACCCAGTTCTCACCACCGACGGATCCGGTGGCCGTCAGCGGAGGCAGCGCGGCGGCGCACTCGCGCCCGGTGGCACGTGCCCGATCGGCCACGGTTTGGAAGATTGCCTCGGAGTCTTCGCTGCGGTCGTCACCGCCGGATTCCAGGTCGATGTCGACGCCGTGTAGCCACGGGTGGGCGGTGAAGATGTCCTGGACTTCGTCGGCCAGCCGATCCCGTGCTGTGGCAGAGTCCCGTAGCGCGTCGAAGATCGCCCGTGGGCCGACCTCCTCAGCGTCGGGTCCGTCCATGTTCCGGAAGCACAGCCAGAACTTCAGATGCGGCCAGCGGTCCCGGTACTCGTCCAGCTCGGAGGGATCGAAGGTCTCAACGAGCTCACCGGTACGCATGACAGACCAGCCGAAGATGGACACGTCGGTGATGCGGTCGCCGTAGTGTTCGAGGACCAGGCGGATACGCTCACCCAGACCCATGTGGCCGACCCAGACCCAGACTCTTTCTCCGATGGGTGTGCTCATGGTTCGCGGTCCTCCCATTCCAGACGTAGATGCGCCCGCCCCTGGCACCGGGCGCGGAGATACAGATCAGAGCGCTGTGTGATCAGTGGAGGCCGCCCCCACCCATGCGTGGCACGGTGATTACGGGGGTCGACTTCGGCCTGGGCGCCGTCGAGTTCACCGAACCGGTAGGAGCCGATCTTGGTGTCGCCGGAGGCGTTGAGCATGGTCATCTTCGCCGGAGTGGTGCGGTCGGGATCTGCTAGGGCGACGATCTCCATGCCGTCATGGACGACGCCGTTGCGCCACTGTGTGGCCCCACTGGTCGTGGTTCCGGCCTCCTTTGGAGTGATGGTCACGCCGCCGGGCGCCGAGCCGGGAGTGAGCTGCACATCCGTGACATCGATGTGAGCTTCCTCGGGCACGTCGGCGGCGCGGACGCGCAGCGTGATCTCCCGGACCGGCTTACGGACGTGGATAGTTTGGCGAAGACGCACATCAACACCTCCGTGGGCAGTGGGCAACCTGCTAGTCGTGATACGGCAGAGCCGAGAATTCCCATAGTCTGGGCACATGGGGTCCCAGTATCGCGATAACTACAAAGACTCTGAGATCGAGGCAGGGGAGGAAATCTGGCGACTGCTCGAGGACAGGAAGCCCCTCCGAGAGGTGCTCGAGGAATATCGAACGCTTACCGCAGGGTCAACGCTCGACCAGGCGTGCACTCTCGCGGATACTTCCGCGCCCGTCCGGTATGCCTACAACATGCTCGACACTGCGATCGATAACATCGGCGCGATATACCAGTTGATGCAGCGTAATGATCCCGATGAGGGTGACGTTATGGTCATGCCAATCAGCGGTGTCCACATTTTGATCCGGTCCGCCTTGGAGAGTGCAGCTATCGGGTTCTGGATCCTCGAGCCCCAGAACCCGAAGCGGATAGCTCATCAGGGACTTGTCGAGTTGTTGCATGACAATCACAACTGGAAGAAGCACCTCGACGAAACTGGGTCGAAGGTAGACCGCTGGACCCGGGAGCGTGAGTACCTTGAGGGAAAGCTCGCTCACTTGAACCTGCCAAAAGCTCCTGACAAACCCCCTCAGATGACGGGCCGCTTACAGAGCATCGAGAGAGCGAACCCCTGGTTCCCTAGCAGGACCACCTGGCTCGCTATTTGGCAACTGTGTAGCGGCCTGGCACATGGAAAGGCCTGGCCTAGCTATTCTGTGCATTTTGACGTCCGCCAGGAAGATAACCCAGACCTCTCGACACGATCGGCACGGCTGGATGTCGCTGCGATATGCCTATCGGCCACCATGAACGCGATCATCGTGGGCGTGAACCGTCTCGTGGAACTCTCCGGAGCTAAGGCAACTTCGAAGTACAAGCATCCTCTTCCTTTCCGCCATGCCACCGACCCAGGAATGCCCACTAAGGACAACTGGTTCATGCGGGACAACTAAAGCTCGTGCAACCGCCGTGTGTCTACACGGTCCGCCATTACTGAGAGCCTTCAGAAGTTGCTGTGACGCCGGCTGACCATGGAAGTTCAGTAACGTGTGGCATCCAGCCGGAGGACGAGCCGCCAGGCTGCAGCATCAGATCCGATACAGAGACGCTGGTGTCCTCCGGCAGCCCCTGCACCGATACTCGCAGCTTGATCTTGGCGACTCGTCCATCAACCCTGATCTCACCTTGCATCTGGTCCTCCTATGCGAGGTCGAGGTTGATCGTCTCGGTCTCGCCGTCTTCATAGGTCACTTCGGCTTGGACGACCAGGTCCGGCTCCCAACCCTGCGGCCCATCCGTATCCACATCGATGGAGAAGGAATAGGCCTCTCGGTTATCCGGCTGCACGGTCTGCTCGACCCACCGCTCACCAGACCCGGAGAACCGCACGCTGTAGTCGCCGGTACCCTGCTCTGACTCCACCACCTCGACGCCGCTGTAGGCCCAGTGAGCCAGCGAATTGTCGAACCGGCTGTTGAGCAGCAGGTTGAACGGCACCAAGTCGAACGTGGAGACACCCGAACCGGTCTGCAGTGTTCCGGCATCCTCAGCATCCGAGGACCCGGTTTCGCGCAGCGTCGCCGACAAGGTGATCTGCGAGGCCCATGGCCGGACCACGTCATACTCCAGCTTCACGATCCGTTGCGTAGTCTCCAGGCCCAGCTCACCGTCCACGACTGTCACAGTGTCGCCAACGTCGAACCGGTCGATGTCCTCACCGCTCACGGCAGAGAGGTCGGAGACCGTCACCTCGTAGGAGTAATCCGGCTGGCACCTGTTCGCCAGGGTTGCCTGAGCCATGGACAGCATGGTGTGCGGCGATGTGCCCTCGGCGAAGTCGTACACCGCGGTGCGCACCTCGTCGGTGTAGGAGAAGTCCTCCACGTAGGCAACCCCGTCGTTCACCGACTCGATGCCCAGCCCCTCAGCGCTGCGGGGGATGATTCGAGTGACCAGAGACGTGGTGTCCACGACTTGCTTGACCTCGGACAGTCCGCGACCGTAGAAGAACGCCACACCGGTTTCCCTGCCGGACCGAGTCACAAGGGAAACCCGCCGGTTCGTGTTGTCGAAGACCAGATCTCCGCCGTGGTTCTCCTGCACGGTCCTGAGGAGCTCGAGCGGGTTCGACGCCTCGGTGGAGTACGTCCGCCGCGTGGTCACGTTGACCACGTCCACCGACCACTCGGTGTCGGCCAGCGCAGCCTCCATCACAGAGCCCGGTTCGACCCCGTCCCATTCGTCTGCGTCTACCTGCCCCGCGGTGGAGAGCTCATAGAACCTGGCCTCGGCGTAGACGGCCAGGAGCATTGTCGCCCCGGACCGCTCGGTGGTGATCCGACGAGTCCAATACCGCTCTCCAGCGACCTCCACAATCCGCTCAGGCTGGATAAGCCCCACGTGTCGGTGATTGGCAGGGATCGCGAACTCGAAGGTGTCCGCGCCGTTGATCTCCTTGGTGATCGGAGCTTCCAGCGGGTCGATCAGCACTTCCTGCGGCTGATCGTCGTCCCACAGGATGATCGGCGCGTGCGGATAGTCCGGCGGTGGCCCCTGCTCCCAAGACCGAGCATTCACCCGAACCTGGAAGCTCTGCGACACATCGCGCCCCAGGTCATCGGTCAACGTCACGGTGACTGTGCCGCCGCCGGTGTCGGTCCCGGCCGCTACTGACAGAGTGCCGTCGTCCACGGTCACGCTAACCATGGACGGGCCGCGGACATCCCAGGAGTACGGTTCCGCTCCTACGGACCAATCCAGCTGCTCTGTGTGCAGATCGGACTGCTCGAGAACGACATCATCAATCCCGGCCAACGTGGGCGGGTCCGGCAGAACGTGCTCGAAGGTCCAGGAAACAGTCGCATCGGCCGGGAAAGTATAGCCGTCCTCGGGCTCAGCGGTGACGGTGAGCTCTTCACCCTCGGGGATCTGCACCGTCCCGGTGTAGCTGTAGGCCACGCCCTCCACCTCGGGGACTGTGACCGTGTTCGCCTCCTTGTCATGCTTCGGGGCTTCCGGAGTGACCTCGGTGTCCGGCACCTCCGGGATTGTGATCTCCTGCCCGGAGTAGGTGATGCCGGTGGACTGCGTTCCGAACACGTTGACGCGGCGCAGCAGAACACCGTCGGCGGTCTCCGGAAGATCGGAGGCTGAGATGTCCTCCCAGGTATCGCCGTCGTCGGTGCTGATCTGTAGCCCCGACGTGGTCCCAGACAGGGAGGGCCGAACGCCCCAGCTAAGCCGCTCGGCGCCGGTGTCCATAGTGACGTCGCTGGCCAGGTTCGAGATCCGCTCCTCTGTGACCTCGAAGTCATCACCATTGGAACCGGACTGTCCGGTTGCGTAGACCGAGAGTCCCAAGTCATCGACGAACTGCTCAAGGTCGAAATCGTTGGACGGGTGGGCGACGGTGATCTCGTCGGCGTAGCCGGACTCGTAGTAGCCGGCATGAGGCAGCGCGAACACATCCAGGTCCGCGGTGGCCCCGAAGTTCGCGGACCCGGAGAAGCTGCGCTCGGAGCCGACCCAGGTTCGCCCGTCGCTGTGAACGCTGAACATCTGAGAGTAGCCCTCGTCGCCGTCGACCATCATGCCCAGGTAATACGGGTCGGTGGTCTGGGCCCAGGGGAGTCCGCTCTCGTACTGATCCAGCAGCAGGGAACCGCTTTCGTCATAGACCTGGTGCCGCGGAACACCACCGTTGTCGGTGGAGAGGTAGACGAAAGGGTCACTATTGCGAGTGTCCAGCACAGGGCAGAAGTCCATGATGTAGTTCTGCTGGACCCATAGGCCTACCAGGACACGGCCACTGTCAGGCCACAGTCCGGAGAATTGCTCCAGCTGCACCCAGGACTGCTCAGTCTCTGGGTCCATGCCGTTGATCTGCATCCGACTGCCGCGGGGACCATTGGTCCGGCCATACCACTGAGGATCTTCACCCTGCAGGTTCCAGGTCCGGGAGCTGTCGACACCGTCGATGTACTGGCCGGAGTCAGCCAGTCCGTCGAACCGCGCCAAGGCGGACGGGTTCAGCTCCGGGTAGGTCAGCGGAACCTCAGAGGACCAGGAGAACCGGTTGCCCCAGAGCGTGAGTGTCTCAGCCATGCGCGGACCTCCTCATAAGTAGTCAGATGCGGCGGGCGTTGGGGTAGAACTCCACCGGCCGGGACGGCGAGACCCCGACGGTCACGGTGTCGCCAGGGTTCAGAGTCGGCCAGTCGTAGCGAGACATAGCCGGAACCGCCGAAGCGATCCTGTCGCCGTCCTCGTTGAGCAGATAGAACTCCATCTGATCCCAGTCCAGGACCAGACGGTGGTCACCGGTCCAAGAGCTGAACCGCTCAACCGTCATCTCGAAGCTGCCCACCGTAACGGTCAGCTCGTCTTCCTCGCTGAGCGGCGTGATCACCATGCGCGGCTGTGTGCTGGTGTTCCCCGTGTCCAGGGTGATGCTCTCCGTGCCAGCGAAAGTGACCACCTGGGGGTCTGCCTTGCGGGCACCAGGCTCACCCTGAGTTTCGAAGGTCACCTCGGCGCGCAGCTGAAACCCGAGCCCGTAATCCCAGGTGACTCGCTCCCAGTTGACCTCTTCGGAGATCAGGACGTCGTCCCAGACCCAACCGGTATCAGCCTCCAGCTCCATGCTCAGCGGACCACGGGCAGGATCCACTAGGCCGACAAAGTTGTCGCGCCGTTCCCCGGTCTCCTGGGGCGTGGAACCGGCGATAATCACGTCGAACACGAAGCGGGAAGCAGCACGCGTGACGCCGTTGTAGTGCCGGCCGTGCCGCCCCGGAATCGTCTCGTTCTCGATGGAGATCCCGCCGAGTGACGGCCACTCGAGCAGAGTAGCCGTCACTCCAGCGATATCGGCCGTTGAGGTGCCGCCATATGTGAAGCTCACGCGACCACACCTCCCAGCCGTACTGTTCCCTTCGAACGATCAGCTCGCTGTCCGCGGGTGAACAACTCCTGAGCGACCTGCTTCGCACGGTCGTCGGAGTCCACTCGCATCTCTGCGACCTCCACCAGCGGCCCCTGCACTGTGAACCCTGCCCCTGCGCCGTCCTCGTTCTCCCGTTGAGCGGGATCGTCGGCGAGTGCGTCCTCAGATACGTTCGGCACGGAAGGCCGGCGGAAGTCGGTGGACTCCAGGGTCCAGTCCTCCGGCACATAGTCGGGGACCATGGCGTCGAAGTCCATCGCGGAGGCCACCTCATCGGCAGTATCAGCGGCGGCGTTGACCGCGCTGCCCGCCTGGTTGGCGATGCCTTCTCCGAAGTCCTCCATGAGCGCCTGCCCGGAGTAGAGCGTGTAACCCCGTCCGGAGAACGGCCCCTCTTTCGCGGGGCTGAACGGGAGGAGGTCACGAAGCCCGGAGAGCCCGTCGGTGACCGCCGAGACGGCCCCATCGAACGCCCCGGTGATGCCCTCGGTCAGGCCGTCGATCAGCGCCTTCCCGGAGTCCACCAGAAGGCTGCCCAGGTCGCCGAGAGCGTCCATGAGGCGCCCAGGGATCTCGGAGACGAAGCTGACCACGTTCCCGAAAACATCCTGCACGGTGGAGTAGGCGTCGTTGACAGCCGTCGAGATAGTGTCGACCACGCTGCTCCATGCCGAGCTGACGGTGGAGAGCACTGACGACATGTAGTTGCCGATCGCCGAGAAGATGCTCGACCAGATCGAGCTTACCGTGGACAGGATCGACGAAAGGTAGCTCGAAATCGCTCCCACGATCGACGACCAGATCGAGCTGATCGTCGAACTGATCGACGACATGATCGAGCTGATCGTGGACTGCACGCCACTGATCGCCGAAGAGACCGTCGAGCTGATCGTGGACCAGACGGTCTGCACCACCGACACGATGGTGTTCCAGATCGTGTCCCAGATGCCCCGCAGCGTCTCGAGCCCGGACTGCACCCACTCCGAGAGGGACTCCCACGCGGAGGTGGCAGTCTCGACGATGCTGTCCCAGATCCCGGAGAGGAACTCCCAGATGGACTCCCAGATGCCGGACCAGAACTCGACGAAGCCAGTCAGCGCGTCCACGAAGAACTCATAGACCCGGTTCCAAGCGTCCTGAGCCCACTCGACGATGCTGTCCCAGATGCCCCGGAAGAACTCGCCAACAGATTCCCAGGCCTCAGACCACCACTCCGAGAACGCCTCCAGCGCCTCAGAGATCCACTCGGTGAAGCTCTCCCAAGTTTCCTGAGCGAACTCGACCAGCCACTCCCAGACCGCAGAGAACACATCGGAAATGAAGCCCCAGAGGCCCTCCCAGAGGACGCTGAGCATCTCGCCGTAGTGCTCGATGGTGTTGAGTAGGATCTCCCAGACACCCTCGAAGACGGACACGATGATGTCCCAGACGTTGGAGAAGATCGTCTGCACGCCCTCCCAGGCACGCGCCCAGTCACCGGTGAACAGGCCGATGAACACGTCGAGGATGCCCTCGATGATGCCCAGCGCCCCCTCGATGACCGAGACGATGGTGTCGAAGGCGATCGTGATGTTGTCAACTAGGCCCACGAAGGCGGGTTCGAGGACGTCGAGCAAGAAGCTGATGAAGGTGCCCAGCGGGCCGTCGCCGGTCAGTGAGGCGAACAGCTCGCCGATGTTCTCCAGTACCGGGGCGAGCGCGTCCCAGATCCGCTGACCTGCCTCCAAGACCGTCTCGCCCAGGTTGCCCAGCGCGGCCCGGAAGTCCTCGCTGTGGTTCCACATGGCGACCACCGCGGTGATCGCCCAGCCGATCGGGCCGGTGGCGAACCGTGCCAGCGCCCCGATGAGCCGGCTGATAGCGCCGGTGGCGCCGCCGAACCCAGGGATCAGGTTCCCCACCGAGCTGCCCAACCGGGAGATCATCGGCAGAATCCTCCCGATCGCAGTGATGATCCGGCCCCCGACCATGAGCACCGGCCCCATGGCTGCGGCGATGCCGGCGGCGGCGAGGATGAACCGGCGGACTTCGGGGTCCAGCTCGGAGAAGGACTGCATGAGGTCGCCTACCCACTCGGCGAAGCTCTCGATGAGAGGGATGACGTCGTTCTGGATGATGGGGATGACGTCATCGGTCATGATCGGGATCACCTGGTCGGCGATCTCCATCCACATGCCCCGCAGAGCTGCCTGCAGCTCCACCATTTCGCGGCGGTAGTCGTCCGCGGCATCGAGAGCATCGGTGTCCATGACGATGCCCATCTCGCGGGCCTTCTCCGCCATGGCGTCCATGTCTTCGGCGCCGGCGTTGATCAGCGGCATGAGCTCGCCACCCAGAGACGTGCCGAAGAGATCGGCCGCGGCAGAGGCCCGCTCGGACTCTGACTCGATATCGGTCAGCCCGACGATCGCCTGCTGAAAAGCGTCATCGGTGGACAGAGTTCCGTCCTGCACAGCCTCCATGTCCACGCCGAGACGCTGCATCGCCTCCGCGTACTGCCCAGTACCGTCCTGGGCGTCACCCATACGCTGATTCAGCCGGCGCATGGCACGGTCCACGTGCCCGGTCTCCACACCGTTGGCCTCAGCCCAGTAATGCAGCTCCTGCAGAGCATCGGTGCCTGCACCTGTCTTATCGGACAGGCCCAAGATGGAGTCGGCGTAGTCGCCGTGCCCCTTGGCCAGCATCCCCAAGCCACCGGCCACCGCGGCGATAGGGCCGGTGACGAACTTCGTCATACCCCCACCGAGATCGGAGACCATGCCTCCAAGCTCCTGCAGGTCCGCGCCGATCTGATCGACGTTGAAGTTCGACGAAACGCTGTCTCCGAGGCTCTGCCCAGCCTGGGCGCCGGCCTCGGAGACAGCGGAGTCGATGTCGTCAGCGACCCCGCGCAGAGATGCACTGATCGCCAGATATGCGTGAGCAAGCTCAGTCACTCGGCTCACCCCCTACGGCGGTTACCCCGCCGAGTTACAGCGGGGAAAGTCGTTGCTTGAGCTCATCGATAGGCACCGCGACGGCGTCCTGAACCTGGGATGCCTCCCGGTTATCCTTCTTCCTGTCCTGCTTCCGTCCGCCCGGCCGCTTGATCGGCTTCGGCTTGTTCCGCGGCGACTTCCGCTGCCCGTCCTTGGTCTTGGACCACTGCAGCCATAGACCGACGTCGGCGATCACGGCTTGGAGGTGCTCGGAGATGCCCCACATCCATTCGTCCGGATGCATGTCCCGGAAGACCGCACTGGTCTTGTCCTGGGGCAAGTGGGCGGCGAAGTCCGCAGCTTCGAGCAGGCTGATGTCCTCGTTGTCGATGTCGAGGAACCGCACCCTGTAGAAGCTCATGAAGTCAGCTCTGAGGGCCTCTCTGTGGCGGAAGAGAACCCCCCAGAGCCTCAGGAGTTTGGGCGGAGCTTGCCCACCGTCTCCATCGTGATCCGCACCAATTCCTCGGTGGGGACGACGCCGTCGTTCTGGTCAGAGATCTGCTCAACCACGTTGTCGAAGTAGGAGCCGAACAGCTGCTCGGCGAGCTTGAAGAGGTCCTCGACCTTCTCCGGATTGTCCTTGAAACGGGACTCGTCGAAGCCCTTGAAAGCCAGGAGGAGCCGCTGGACGCGGAAGTCCTCGAGGGCGCGACGCAGCACCATCACCTGAACGCCTCGGATGGTGAAGCTGCGGTACTTCGGCTGCGGCTTGTCCGCGTCCTGCCGCTGATCGCGTTCGATCACTTCGGTCATGGTTGCGCACCTTTCGTGTTCAGCCGCGCACAGTTCAGGAGGGATAAGGCCGGGGGCAGGGCGTGCGCGGCAGATGGATTCCCTGCCCCCGGCCGGTCATAGGGACGAGGCGACCTACTCGGTGTCGTCGAGGTCGACCTCGTCATCGGCGCCGTCATCGGGCGCCGGCTCGTTGTCCCCTGAGTCGTCCTCCGGATCTCCGGTGTCCGTCTCAGGGGGCGTCATTCCCCCGACTCATCACCGCCGTCGGAGCCGTTGTCGCCACCATTGCCGCCATCTCCGCCGTTGGTGTCTCCGTCGGTGATGTAGGTGTAGCCGTAGTTGCCGTCGCTATCGGGCAGCGCGGATAGCGTCAGTCCATAAGTGACCGCCTCACCGTCCTGGTATTCGATGTCTTCGATCTCGGTGACCTTGCCGCGGGGGATCACGGTCCGCTGTTTGCGGCCTTGGGTCAGAGCGATCTCAAAGATGAACATGCGGTCAGGCAGTTCCGCGCTTCTGTGCAGCACCTTGATGCCGTCGTCGGTGGTCTCGACGTTCTCCTGGCCGAAGGCCTCGGCCAGGACGGCGCTGGTGGTCTCGATGAGTCCGAAGCTGTAGGACTCGGCGTAGGAGGTCTGAACGCGCAACACCGCGTCGCCGCCCCAAGCGTTGATGTCCTCCCCGTCACGCTCCACGGTCTTGGTCAGACCGTCCTCGTTGACGTAGCCCAGGCCGGTGGCCTCGGAGGGGAGGGAGCTGTTGGCGTCGGTGGGACGGTCCATGCTGGTGGAGCCAGCCCAGACTGCGCCCTGTGCAATCGGCTTCGCGTTGGTGACGTTCTCGGCGATCTGAGACATCGCTGGTGTCCTTTCAGGAGCGTGCCGCGCACCTTTGAGGACAGTCATATTCAGTTGTGATCAGGCGTGTGAGGCGGTCAGGCAACGACGAGTTCCATCACCAGCTGGTAGCGGGGCTCACTGCCTTCACCGGGGAACCGGTACATGTTTGGGATATCCAGGCGGGCCACACGCGGGTGGTACTTCAACGCGGACTGCCCATGCTGAGCGGCTGCGCTGATCAGGTTCGCCAGCGCGGAGGCCTCACCAGCAGACTTAGCCCAAGCCTGGACGGCCAATGTGGGTACGTCCCGGTGCAGATCTCTGGGGCCTCCTGTGCGCTCCACCGAGACGAACTGGTCCGGACGATCACGCGGGACTTCCCCGAACGCTTCCGGGAGGTCTGGATGGTCGTTGATCCAGGAGATCACCAGCGCTTCAGCGTCAGGTGCTGACATGGGCACCTACCTCCCCATGACCTTGAGCAGCGTGTTGTGCTTCGCGTTGTGCCGGCGAGCGACCACACCCTGGGCGTATACGCGACCATGGGCGCGTTCACGGGGATTCTCGACCACGGAGGCCTGGAATCCCTCAGTGATGACCTCACCGCCCAACGGCGGGGTCCTGGGAGTGTCCGCCATGTCGTTGGCGGCGTCGGCGAGACCATCGACGAGCTCGCGAATGCCGTCCACTGCGCCGTCTCCGGTGAGGATCTCGCGGGCGCCGTTGGAATTGAACTTCACCTTGACGTCGGTCTTACCCATCGTGTCCCTCCAACTCGACCGGCCTGTTCCAGTCGGTCGGGGTGTTCTGCGCCTGGTAGGGGCGTGGGTCGCCGATGACTTTCCGCGGTTCATCACCGGGAACCTGTACCAGCGCCCCGCGTAGCGACTCGGTGAACTTCTTCGGGAAGTGCAGCTCCCAGGCCACAACCACGCCCTCGGGCCGGTTGGCTTCGCTGACGTCCTGTCGCGCCCCTGGGGCGATGAGCACGTTCTCAACGTCCTCGGTGCGGGTCTCGGTGATGGGAGCGTTGAACTCGTCCCGGCCTACCTCGACGTCCTCCCAAATCACGGTCACGGTGTCACCCTTGAGCACGACGGGCCTTCTCGTAGGCTCGGCGGCTGCCGGCTAGAAGGTCCACCTCGTAGGCCTTCTGGCTGCCGACGCCCAGCTGCTGCTTCTCCTGCTTGGTCAGGTAGAAATCCCCGTTGGGATTCTGCACAGTGCCGGACCGTTGATAAGGACCCGCGCCCAGCTGCATCTGGGAGTAACCCGCGACCTCGTCCGGCACGGACATGGCCCGGCGGACGATGTTCGCGGTCACCTGCTCCAGCGTGATGTCCGCGACCTCGGGCACCTGGCCGTCGTTGGCGTTGACGATGAACTGGGACGCTCCCAGCAACAGCTTCTTGGCGTGGTCATCCGAGCCGGGAGGCATGTCCGGCCACCAGGCGCGCAGATCCTCAACCTCGGCGAAGGGCTCTTTAAGCTCTACTGCCATGACATGCCTCCCATCCTCGGATTGGGTCAGTCGTCCCCGCCGTCGCTCTCGACTTCCTGCAGCCGCGAAGCGAACTCCTCGAGCACTTCCTGCAGAGTCGATCCCTCGACGCCCTCGACATCGGCCGACAGGCTGTCCAGGCTGTGAGAGTGGTCTTCGGGCGGGAACTCATCCGGCCGGCCCGTGACGTCATTCCAAGCGACGCTTATGTCTCCGCCACCGATATCGACGGGGTCGCCCGCGTCATCGACGAAGACGACTTGCTTGACGCCCTGGGTGGTCACTGGATCGGAATCCACGAGCCGGAGCTGTTCGACTCCCTGTGTCATGCAGATCAGTCCTCCTCGGTCTCGATGACCGCGAAGCGATCCACGAAGGCGTACCAGGCGTAGACGATCTCCAGGCGCAGCGCGATCTGGTTGTGTCGCTTGAGGTCACCCTCACCGTCGGGGTCGCCGTGCTCGATGAGCTCCACAGGTAGCTGGCGCTGGATGCCCCAGCGGATGCCTGACTGGAAGTCACCGACAATGGCGCGCACCCCGGTGTCGTCGGCTTCAGGTCGACCGCTGACAGTGTTGCCGGTGGAGGCCTGGAAGCCCTCGAAGGCAGACACGGAGGCGTTCAGACCCAGCTCGGGGTACATCTTCCGGCCGTCCGAGTAGCGGCTGCGGGCGATGGTCCAGGCATAGGACGGGTCGAAGGCGATGCCGTTGACGTTGTGCTGGGCGCCGACGAGCTCACCGACGGCCTCCTCAATCTGAACGTGCGGCTGGTCACCCTCGATGGTGACCCGGTTGTCGGTTGCGCCCACGTAGTTGGACCAGCCGGAGATCTCCTCACCGGTCAGCGGGTTCACACGGTGGTACAGCCCGAGATCCAGGGCGCGGGACAGCGCAGTGGCGCCGGCGTTGGACAGTTCGGTCAGCACCTGCAGCTGGTAGTCCTCGTCTGCCCAGACAACCTCCTGGTTGAACCGCATAGTGACCTGAGCCTTATGGGGCTCGGCGGTCACGTAGCCGAAGGAACCGGAAGTCCCGGACTTCTGCGCACCTTCGTTGACGAACTCTGCCCGCGGCAGGTCGTTGAAGGTCACGAAGTCCACATCGCCGAACCGCATCGGCTCGGAACCCGACAGAGCGGCGACAGTGGATGTAGTGGTGGTCCGACGAACCATGCCGTCCGCGATCTCGCGCGGCAGCACCAGGCCAGACGTATCGAAAGTAGGCATTTGCCTGTGTCCTTTCAGGAGCGTGCCGCGCACCTTTGAGGACGGTCATATTCAGTTGTTCGACGGCCTCACGCCTAGCGTGAGAACAGTTCAGAAGCGAACGCCGTCTTTTCATCGCCACTGGTGTCAGGCTTATTACCCAGCGATGGGAAGACGTGCCGGCGCTGATCAGACTGCAGAGCCTTGATCTGCTCGGCGTGCTCCTTCATCTCCTCCTGGGAGTCACCGCGCAGCACATCCGCCGAAACACCGGTCTCCTCGGACACTTTCGACGCCCAATCGGCTTTCTGCTCGCGGTCCTTGTACTTAGCGAGCTCAGCCTCCACCGTCTCGGCGCGCTGCTTCTCAGACTCGAGCTGTTCCGCCAGCTTCTCCTGGTCGGACTTCTTCGAGTCTTCGATCTCGCGCAGCTGCCGCCGGTACTTCGCAGCCTCGCGACGAGCCTGCTTCAGTTCGGTCTCGACCACAGCGGCCCGGTCCTCCTGCTGCTCGCCCTCCTGGGGCGCCTGAGAGGAGTTGTCCTCGTCGCTGTCTTCCGGCTGCTGGTTGTTGTTCTGCTGCTCGCGCATGTGCTCCCTCCTGGGGATCGGTTGGTGCCCTCCTGGGGCTTGGAAAACTAGGTGGTCGCTACCATTCCGGCAGCGCCTCGCATCGGCAGTTGTCGTGTGCCTCGAAGTCCACAGATCCCCGCGAGTAGACCGAACCACGGCCCGCGAGCATCTGGCAGAATTCGCAAGCGTCCGGCTCGGCCTGGCGATACCACCCGCTCGAGGCTGAGTCCTCATTGGTGTTGCGGATGATCGTGTTCCGGGAAGCGTCCATCACATGCCGGCTAATCGCGCCCTCAAGCTGACGCATCGTGCTCGTCGGGTCACCGTCTTCGAACAGGTGGCGCGCGGCCCAACGAACGTTCTGCTCGGACACTCGCGCATCGACAGCCTCGGCCAGCACTGCGGCATAAGTTCCGCGTCCTGATCGTCGCTGCCTGGTCTCCTCGTACCACTCAGCAGTCAGAGTCGCCGCCATATCGCCGTACCGGTCCACCAGGGCGGGGAAAGCCTCGAGCAAAACGTCGCGAGCCTGCGCAGGGGTCGTCGATGACGGCATCCCTCGAAAGACTCGACGCATCTCTCGGACCGAGGTTGCTTCCATCCGCGCTTGCAGCCGCTCGAGTCGGCGAACATCAGCCGTCGTCGGTCTCGTCGGCATCGTCCGACTCCTCCCGCACCTCGGGCTCGTCAGGCTCGCCGTCCTCACCGCTGAGCATCCGGTCGATCCTCGACCCGCCAGCGCGGCGCCGCTGCTCGGAGCGGACCTCGGAGATCTCACCCTCAGTCAGCCCCAGGCGACGCAGCACCACGGTCGAGCCCTGCAGAGTCGGGTCGGCGGTGACGGCCTGCACAGCCCAATTCGAAGCCGCGCTCGGACTGACGTACCGCGGCGGAGTCCAGTTCACCTCCGCGCTCATCACTTCATCCCGCGGCCCCTCGTTGTCACGCAGCAGCAGCATGTTCTGAGCCGTGCGCCGCAGCGCCGAGGTGAACACGTTCCGGTTCTGGTAGCTGGCGTCCTCAGACAGCGCAGCCTCTGCGGCCTGCTTCGCCTCCGCGCTGGTCGGATTGTCGGCGAAGATCCCGACCTGGTCCTGGGGCAGGTCCGTGGCGGCACAGAAATTCTGCGCCAGCTGCCGATACAGCTCCACGTGCGGCTGCGGAGAATGGGCGGGGAACTGCCCCGCCGTCGGGTTCAGGCCTTCGGTGTTTGGTGTCAGCGCCAGCACGCGGCCCATGATCGCCGACCATTCGGTTTTGTCCTTGAACGCGTCCGGGGCGGCGCCCATCACATACCGTTGCGGAGCGGCGAAGAACTCCGCGGTCGTCTCAGCGCGCACCATGGTGCGGATCGCAGCGTCGGTGAGGTAGCGAACCTCCTTGGTAATCCGCGAGCGCCCCATCGGCCGGTTGGTCTGCGGGTCGTAGGCCAATGGCTCGATCATGGGCCGCGGACTCCGGTGGGCGTGCGGGACTCCCTGCCACCGGAGTCCGCGGCC